TCGGGGCGGGCATTGACTGACATTACTGATACCATTTTACGCTTGCGCAACGATCCTGTTTTATTCGTTGAGCAAGTCATTGGCGCTAAACCGCAACGCTGGCAAGCTGAAGCATTACGTGCCATTTCCAAGCATGACAAAGTGGCCATTAAAAGCGGTCACGGCGTCGGCAAGACGGCCTTTGAATCGTGGGTAGCGTTATGGTGGTTATTAACCCATTACCCCTGCAAAGCCGCTATAACGGCGAACACGGCGCACCAGCTTAACGATGTGCTATGGACTGAAATAGATAAATGGGCGCGCAAGCTACCAGCCGGATTCAAAGACTTACTTGAATTCAAGAGCGACAAGATCAGCCTCAAAGGTGCAACCGACTCATTTGCTGTTGCGCGTACAAGCAGGCGTGAAAATCCAGAGGCGCTTCAGGGCTTTCACAGCGAAAACATGCTTTTTATTTGTGAGGAAGCATCCGGCATTCCTGACGTTGTGTTTCAGGTTGGCGAAGGCTCTATGTCAACCAGAGGCGCTAAAACGCTGATGTGCGGTAACCCGACCAGAGCCGATGGTTATTTCTATGATGCGTTTCACAGCGATCGTGAGCAATGGCATTGCATCACGGTGTCATGTGAAGATGCTGACACCGTTTCTGAAAAGTTTCTTGCCGATATGGCGGCAAAGTATGGGGAAGATAGCAATGTATATCGCGTTCGCGTCTTGGGTGAGTTCCCGACTCAATCGGATGATGTTCTGGTGCCACTACACTTGGTTGAAAGCGCAGTTAAACGAGACATCGAAGCCAGCCCGACGACACCGGTTGTTTGGGGCTTGGATGTTGCCAGATTTGGCGGCGACCGTTCGGCGCTCTGCAAGCGGCAGGGGCAGATCGTTCTTGAGCCGATTAAGACGTGGCAGAACAAAGATTTGATGGAGCTTGCGGGCATCATTTTGACTGAATATGAGGCGACCCGCTATATGGATCGCCCGACGCATATTTACATTGACAGCATTGGCATTGGTGCTGGTCTTGCTGACCGTTTAGCTGAATTGGACATGCCTGCGATTGGCGTGGCTGTTTCGGAGTCACCAAGCCTGAAAGACAAGTTTATGCGCTTGCGGGATGAATTATTCTGGAAGGCGCGCGAATGGTTTGAAGGCCGTGATGTTCATATTGAGAATGACGAAACGCTAATCAGCGAGATAACCAGCGTGCGTTACAAGTATCAATCAAGCGGCAAGCTGAAGATTGAAAGCAAAGATGAAATGAAGCGTCGCGGGCAACGCAGTCCTGACGTTGCTGACAGCTTTGTGCTTACCTTTGCTGGTGACGGCGCAATGGCGGCGGGCAATGCAAGCAGATGGAACAGCCGCACAACATTGAAGCAAAGCACAAGCTGGATCGTATGACCGACAACATCATCGAGTTTCCTTCACAAGCAGATGATTTGCATATTGAAGTGGAATTTGACGACGACGACGTAGTTAATGACGTTTTCTTTGCTTTGCAGATAATGCTTAGAGGCATGACCGCCGGAGAGCATGCCCGCTTTGAAGATTGCGTTGATGCCTGCATTATGGCGGCAAGCTGGTCTGCTAAAGAGGCTGGCTACACTGCGGCAGAACTAACTGAAGTGTTTCAAAGCATCAGAGTGGAGCCGCTAGATGCCGAATGAAAAAGACCCGCGTTTGGAGCGTGCTGGCGTTACTGGCTATAACAAGCCACGCCGCACTCCAAAGCATCCGAAGAAATCGCATATCGTAGTTGCCAAAGTGGGCGATAAGGTCAAGACCATCCGCTTTGGGCAACAGGGCGCAAAGACATCTGGCGCGCCGAAAAAAGGCGAAAGCAAAGCGATGAAACAAAAGCGTGATTCATTCAAAGCAAGACATGCCAAGAATATTGCAAAAGGCAAGATGTCTGCGGCCTTTTGGGCAGATCGCGAGAAATGGTGATGCGCAAAGTAGCAAGAGATAAAAAGACAGGCGTTCCAAAAAAATACCTGTCTGGCGCAAAAAATAAATCGGCAAAAGCATCTGAAATTAAACGCACTGCTAAAGCATACAAAGCAGGCAAAAAGATTGATGTTGCCGCAGTTTCTAAGTCAAGAGCGATGCAGGCTAAAAATGACAAAAGCAAAACCGCTAAACGAAAAAACAAAAAAAGCGCTTAAAGAGAAAGCGCAAAAATCTGGTTTGACTTATGGCGAACTAAGCAAAGTTTATCGCAAAGGTCAGGGCGCTTATTTAGGTAGCGGATCAAGAAACGTGCCGATGAGTGCTTGGGCTATGGGGCGCGTGAATAGCTACGTTAGAGGCGATAAAGCCCGCACAGCCGACAAAGCAATATATCAATCGGCAAGAAAAAGGTCGCCGCGAAAGAAGGTTTAACAAATGCAATTATGTGAAAAATGCCCGACTCCGGTTCGCTGTGTAAGGCGCACAAAATGCTATGACAATCGCTTGCCAGTTTTTAGCATTGAATTAACAAAGCCAGAGCCTATGGCTGTGATGACAACCGGCGGCGAAGGCGTGACATCAGTAAAGGTGAAAAAGATGAATTACACAAAAAAGAAGCCCGCTAAAAAGAAGGCTACTAAAAAGAATAAGTAGTCTGGCGGCTGTTAAGCCGCCGCTTTTTCTGTAAATACGACCTTTGTCCAAGTGGCGCGATTGTTGCCCTGCTGGCAAGTGTGGTGGCCTAAGGCACAACCGTTTTCTCTCTCGCGCAAAAAGGTCTTATACATCTTCAAGGAGCCACAAACATAAAGTCCAGTGACTAAGTAACAAGTTGTATCGTCATTAGAATAAGTGACATCCTGAATCTCAGTGACCTTATAAACGCAACCATACTGAAGCATATAGTCGCCAATCTTGATGTTTTCTGGCGCAACAATCTCAGTAAGGTAGTCTTTAGGCAACGGCTTTTCTTGCACGCTCTCAAAGTAAGCGGTGCGTGCGGCGATGGTGGCGGCAATGGTTTCTTCAGTTGAAATGTGCATTTATTCTCTCCTTAGTTAACAATTTACTCAATTATAATGCGCCTGTATTTACCTAAAGTAAAGCATATATGCGCATATAATGTGGAAAAAAGCATAAAAAATGTATTATCAAAGAGTTTTGCGGCGTCCAAAGCCTGCACCGGTGGCTGAAAAGCCATCATTTGCGCTGTGTAGCGGGTGCGTAACTCCAAAATTCTGCAAATCGAACACTGGTTGCGATGTTGCAAATCTTAAAAAGCCAGCCAAAAAGCGAGCTAAACGCAAATGAAAATGGACAACGACGAAATCGGACAGGTTGTTGCGCGCGAAATATCTGACGCGCTTTCGCACCATGATTCCGAATATGCGGCTGACCGTATTAAGGCACTCGACTATTATCTTGGCGAGCCTTTAGGCAATGAGATTGAAGGCAAATCACAGGTTATTTCAACCGAAGTTGCCGACACAGTTGAGCAGATCATGCCGTCGCTTATGCGCATTTTCTGCGGCTCTGACAAATATGTGCGCTTTGCACCGCGTTCGGCTGAAGATACTGAAGCGGCTGAACAGATCAGCGACTATGTGAATTATATAATCAGCCACGACAATAACGGTTATCGCATCATCGATAACTGGTTGCGTGACTCTCTGTTGTTTAAGATGGGCGTGCTGAAGTTTTATTATGACGACACAACGACAGTTGAAGAAGCCGAATATGAAAATCTGACCGATGCTGAACTGGCTTTGCTACTTGCAAATCCTGATGTTGAAGTTGTCGAGCAGGCCGAAAACATAACTGAAGTTATGAACGAAATGGGCATGCTTGCACCGGTCACAGAAAGCTATGATCTGCGCGTCAAGATTCAGAAAAAATCTGGCAAAGTTAAAATCGAAAACGTCCCGCCGGAAGAATTTTTGTTTAACCGGCGTGCAAAGTCGTTAGAAGATGCCCGCTTTATCTGTCACCGCACATCAATGTCGGTCAGCGATCTTGTGAGCATGGGATACGATCAAGATGAAATTGAAGAATATGCCGGTTACACGCAAGTTGAAAACGAAGAAGAACGCGATGTTCGTTTTGGCGATCTGGGCGCGGCAAGCGAAACTGATCCAGCCGATGAAAGCCAGCGACAGGTCGCGGTCTTTGAAAGCATTGTGCTGGTCGATGCCGATGGCGACGGTATATCAGAGCGCCGCCGCGTTTTGTCGATCGGTGATAGCGGTGAGCATGTTCTGGAAAACGAAATAACAGATCATATTCCATTTGCTGTTATTAGCCCGATCCTGCAAAGCCACAGGCTTGTCGGCAGAAGCATCTTTGATCTGACTAAAGATTTGCAAGTCATCAAATCGACTTTGATGCGGCAATATCTGGACGCCACATATCTAACGGTAAACCCGCGCACAGTGGCAGTCGAAAATCAAGTTAATATCGATGATCTGCTTGACTCGACGGCTGGCGGGATCGTGAGGGTTCGTTCCGCTGGTGCAGTGCAAATGCTTAACGGCAATGGCGTTGGCTCTGAAGTTCAGCCTTTGATGCGCTATATGGACGAAGTAAAAGAGGCGCGCACAGGCATGAGCAAAGCCAGCGCTGGCCTATCGCCCGAAGTGCTTCAAAGCACAACAGCTTCGGCAGTTGCGGCAGTTACAAAAGGCGCAAGTCAAAAGCTTGAGAGTTATGCGCGAACCATTGCTGAAACCGGCATGAAAGACTTGTTCAAAGGCATCTTGCTTTTGATTACTAAATATCAACAGCAAGAGCGCATCGTGCGTTTGCGCAATAAGTTTGTGCCGGTCGATCCGCGCGAGTTTGACAGCGAGTTTGATGTGGTTGTCAATGTTGGCTTGGGTACGGCAGACGACGAACAAAAGATCGCTTTCTTACAAGCAATCGCCGCAAAG